ACCCCACTTGAGTCATGGCAGACCACTTCCCAATAGTTTTCGAGGCTAAGATCTACATCTCTTGTCTCATTCATGTGTAAGCCTCCATGGGCCGTTAAAGTTTGGTGAAAATCCAATTTGCACTACTCCTCTCTAAGGTACTTTTGTCCAGGTTGTTGTTACGTCCGATTTCTCGTTCCACAGGAACGCATCTGCAGAAGACCAGTCCCCAAGAGCGCCAACAGTCACAGATTCCGGGTAGGTGACATTGTTAACGTAGTCACCGAGCGCACCTAAAGATGTGCTCTCTGCAAAGGTTAGCCCCATGACCATGGCCTGATCTACGAGCGCCCCCATAGAGACACTGGCATCAAAAAGCATACCACCCGATCCAGAAGTCTCTGCCAGGGCACCGAATGTCCCTGTAGTCCCTATACTTAGTATGCCTGTGTTTGCCTGGTCGGCTAAAACGCCAAAAGTAATGGAAGGGGATAATGCGCTCTCGACGGTAACGGCCTGGTCTGCAAGTGCCCCGTAAGTTCCTGAGTTAGCCTTGGCAGCCGTGTTCCAGTTTATCCCTATGACATCCCAGTCAATAGGAGTGTTGGCGCTACTCCATGGAATTGGTGCAGCGGCCATTATGGGTAACCAGAGGTGTTAAGGACCCTCATCTCAGATCCTGAGTGTCTGTCCTTGGTGTCTTGTAGTTGGATGTCTTCTATAGCTTTGTAAAATGCTCCAGACCATAAAGCGGTCCTGGCATCGTTCATTATGAATGGCTCCGCCTCTAAGAGTGCCCCGTATAAGTAGAGGTCCGGGGCATTCGTGATAACCCAGTTAGTGGTTGCGCTTGCGGAAAGAGGATCGAACTTCCTGTAGTAGTCCATCTCCATTTCGTATATGGCTGACGGAGAAGGACCCAGGAAAAGGTCATTGGCCATTATGGTGTAGGCCCGGGGGATTCCCACGTCACTGCCTGCCCATATCCGGTTCATTATTTCCGGGGTTACGTAGGACAATGCTATCTTTGGGTCCTGGTTGATCCTGAAGGATCTCATCTGCAGGTAGTTAGTCGGGAGGTTGTAGTTCCTCTGGTCCTTGACCGTGTTGGCTGTGTATAAGCCTTCCATAGCCCGTATACGAAGGGCACGGTTAAACCTAGCCTCCGCTAACGTAATAAACTCTGGAATCCGGTCTGTCAGGTCATCCCTGTTCAGCCAGTTCGCCACAGCGGTCTTTAGTTCTGAATAATTTCCTATAGCCATCTAATTCTTTTCCAGGTATCCATAACGGTGTCCGTATTTAGGTATAACCTTCCCGAGGGGAAATTCACCATTAAATTTCAATAAGGGACAGGCATCAGGTAGGTAGGTTTCTATTCCACGTGCATGGGCAAACCCAAGCATGTACTCACAGTTGGGGCGCTCGTCCCGATACTCATTGGCATGTCCAGGTGCGCCTTTAGAATTCATATCGACCCCCCACAAACCGATCTTGTCCACCTTCTCCGCAATAGCCATTCCTAAGAGGTAGGCTATGGAAGAGTTGTAGTAGTCTCCGACTACAGAGGAAACCTCTTCTAGGGGGTATTCAAGTGCGTTGGGAATGTCAGGATAGGCCTCCTGCATGTACAACTCACTATTACCGGACCCTATCTCCCGAAGCCTGTCTTCATACCCACGGCGATAAAACGACGGGGTTGCTTCTCTGATGCACTCCAGGGGATGAATATCCAGCAAACGGTCGAAGTATGGCCAACCCTCTTCGTCCCATGGCAAACCCCATAACTCCCATTCGGAATCCATAAATGGGGCTTCATCGTGTGTAGAAGGCGCAAGGCCTACTACAGCAACCTGCCGCACTAACGGCTTAGTTCAGTAACGTAGACTGAAGAAGTCCCAGCAGAAGTTATGGCAGCGCACAGAGACCCAGAACTGACCCCAAATAGGTAAGGGGTATCCTGAGTTATGAATACTGAAGATGTGGTGGCGGTTGGTCCACCCCCAATGTCAAATGCTATAAAGCAGTCATCAGTAGCTGTGAGCATCACAACAGTAACTTGGTCGCTAAACGCCGAAGTTCTGGTCGCACCACTTGTAGTGGTGGCAGACAAGGTGTGTGTTACCCCTGGTTTGAAAACATTACTAACGTCAATCATATCGTTTACCTTATAGGTGAGTTGGGGCTACTTTGAAATACTTATAGTCTGGGTTATTCAAGTAAGCTGCCAGTAGTTTTGTGTCCTTTTCTATGGCCCCGTTGGTGTCCTTCATCCACTGTTCCCAAACCGTAATAGGGATGGAAGCCGTGTGATGCCATTCCCCTCTCTTCCCGAGAGAGAGTTTGTCACCGTACGCATTCATCTTCTTCTTGTTCTCGTCCAACATAGGACCAACGTCCTGGACGGTATTAAAGGTGATTGTTTTATCCACTTCGTCGAAGTGCATGTCGGTTCTACGGACACTATCTTTGTCGAGAACGAGTGTTTCAGATGCCATATATCTTTCTCCCAAACCCAGAACCTCTACCTTCCTTGACACCCTCTTCTAACCACTCTTGGGTGTTTTGTGGTCCGGTCTTAGGTTTCTTGGCTTGTATCTTTTTTCTCTTCGCCTCTACTTCCTTTGCTATTTTTTCTAATTCTTCCATGTTAAGTTGGGGGTGAGTTGCCCCACCCCCTTCTCTTAATTACGCCTGAACAGATGCCAGGATACCGCTTGATTTTTCGTTCTTTGAAATCAGACCGAATTCAGCCAACAGGAGTTGTTTGATTGAGTCTCCCGTTTTCGCTAGATCAACAGTCTGGAAAGGACGGAGCCATGCAACACTCCAATAATCCATATCCAAGAAGAACACATTACCAGCATTACTGCCTGGACCATCTGTAGCAAGGTTCCGATCTGGGACGATTCTGAACGTGCCAAAATCGCTGACGTAGACGTCCACTGCATTTACAGCGGTTGCCTGACCAGATGTGGAAGCGGCTACCCGTAGCGGATAACCAGGACCTGCATTGGATGATAGACCTGAGATGGCCTGCTTGACGTTAGACGGACACAAGATCAAGTCCGGACTCCCACCAGAGTCGTAGCACTGCTTGATAACGACCTTGATGTTAGCTTCCGTGATGGCAGCCCTACCTGCAGCATTTACCATCGCAGTCGTACCCAGACTACCAGCGGAGGCAGAACCACCTGTCCCACCATCCGTATGGTTAGAAGCTAACCAAGCCGGGATACCAGCACTAACTCTTGCTGTGGTTGCATCGCCTGCTACTTGAGCAACATTGTTGGTCAACATGAATTCCATGTCTCTCTTCATGCGCTTTCCATTTTTGGCGATTTGATAGGCTTGATTTCGGCCATGACCTGCATAGTCCATGACCTGATCGGTGCCTGACGTTTGGTTGACGTACTGACTTATCTGTGTGCGATTTCCCAACAACACTGGACTAACCCTGGCATTGGCGGCAATGTTGTCATCGCCTTCAATTTTCCGGTTAGCTGCACCTGCACCAATAGTATCTGTCTGCCATTGAAAGTAGACATTATCAACACTGGTTTTGCTACAGCCACTAAGAAAGGGTGTATCCATTGGGGCGATGTTGTAGATCACATCAGACACTTCCTCACGAATCTTCGATGAGGAGAAAGTCAGGGATGTGTTTGTGGCAATTGCCATTTAATTATCTCCCTTTAGAGGTTTTCCATTAGCCCCTCCAACACAGACACGGCGTCATCGACGTGCCCTGTTTTGCGGAGCCTCTGCATTTTTGTAGTACGTTTCTGCGTTGTTTCCCTGCCCTTATCTCTACCGGTTCCGGCACGAACCACTCGGGGTTTATTCTTTAACTTCTTCCCCTTGACGTCAGTTTTCTGAAGCCGGTCGTAAAGGAATGCTTTACGGAGCATCAGGAGTGAACGGTGGTCCACTAGAGCATCAATTTCTTCCTTGGAAAAACCACTATCGGTTGCGTAGGATTTAAGGTCTTTAGCCAGAGACTTTTGTTTTTCTGGCTCTCCCCACTCAGGGAGTACGTCTACCAGGGCCTTGAATTCCCTCTGCACCATCTCTTGATGTTGCTTCTGGTTATCGGCCATGGACATCTGCTGTACTCTCTGTTGTTCCTGCTGCACCCGGTTAAAGTTATCCTGGGCTTCACGGTACTCTTCTTTCTTGGTCACGTACTCAATAGGGTCCTCATTTTTCATTTGTTCCCAGTTGACATCGTTCCATTGTCCAAGAGCACCCATTTGATTCTCCATGAGTTGCTGAAGTGCTTGAACGTACTGCGTTCGTTCTTGCTGAATCTGGTTGTATTCGCCGACCATTTGTTCTTTAGCGGTCTCGAATTCCTTACGGTGTTCTGCAAGTTCTTGTGATTTTCGAGTGTAACTACTCTGACGGGAATAACCTTTTGTAAGTTCTTCGAGGGTAACTTCCTGTTCTTCACCGTCTATCTTGACGGCGTACAGGAGGTCCTCTTGGTCTTCTTCAGGTTCTTCCCCCTCTTCGGACTCTTCTTCTTCCTCAGATTCCTCTTCCGGTTCTTCGTCTTGAGTTTCCTCGGTAGACTCTTCCTCTTCAGTGGCTTCTACTTCCTCAGTCTCTTCCTCTTGTGTGATGAGACCTAGAAGTGCTTTCTCTGCTTCGAGAACTGTTCCTTCAGTGTTTTCAAGTGGGGCTGGTTGCTTATCCACGGTTTCTCCTTAAATATGTGGGTGTTGCTGTTCCATGATTCGAGCCATTTCGCCTGTTTCCACAATTGACGATAGATGAACCTCGATCCTGTCGAGCAGTCTTAAAGCCAGCCAGATAGATTCTCTGGCCTCTACATCATGGACAGTGGAACCATGCCACTGACCAGTTAGGTTTTCACGGAGGACCTTGAAGGCCTCCACGAAAAGATCGTTCGTGAGAAGACGTTTTGCGTCCTCTTCCCTTGATCCGTTTAGTTTCAAGTTTTGCGTTTCCGTTTGTGAGGTTTCAGACCGGTACTTGCTACGCAAGCGGCCCAGGGGTTTACCTTGTTCTTGGATTTACGATTCTTAGCCTTTACCTTGCGGACACAGGCTTCAAGTTTCTTAGGCACTAGGTATCGCCTATAGCTACAGCCCTCTGTTGCTGTTGTTCCATCTCCAGTTCAGCGACATCAAGTTGTGCCTGTACGGCAGCCTTCTGTGCTTCGAGTTGGACTTTCTGTTTCTTAACTTCTACGTCAGCCGCCTTGATCTCAAGTTCCTTCTGCTTGATCTCCATCTCCATCTGCTGCTGCTGTTCCTGG